AGAGAACTAAGAGAAAAAGAAAAAGAATTAAAAAAGTTAGAAAAGAAAGTTTCTAAAGCTAGAATAAATTTAGCAGATAAGAAACATGTTCTTAAGAAAGTTGAGTTAGCTGTTGACCCAAAAGAACAACAATCAACAAACAAGAACACAGTCCTAACTGAGTCAGAGTTTGATAAAGCACCTAAGAAAGTTAGAGACTTTATAAACGAAAACAAAGAGTCCATAGTTTTTAAACCTAATAATGGACCTCAAACAGATTTTTTAGCCGCAGGGGAACAAGATGTTCTATATGGTGGTGCAGCAGGAGGTGGTAAATCTTTTGCTATGTTAGTTGACCCTTTAAGATTTATGCATAGGGCAGAACACAGAGCATTACTTCTTCGTAGAAGTATGCCTGAGTTAAGAGAACTAATAGATAAGTCCAGAGAATTATATGTAAAAGCTTTTCCGGGTGCTAAATTCAGAGAAGTAGAAAAAGTATGGAAGTTTCCTTCGGGTGCTACATTGGAGTTTGGATATCTTGATAGAGATGCAGATGTGTATAGATATCAAGGACAATCTTATAGTTGGATTGGTATTGATGAATTAACACAATACCCAACTGAGTTTCCACTTCAATACTTGCAATCACGATTAAGAACAACAGACCCAGAAATAAAAACTTATATCAGGTGTACTGCAAACCCCGGTGGTGTTGGTGGACATTGGGTAAGAAAAAGATATCTTACTCCTGCTCCTCCTAACGAATCCTTTAAAGGACCAGATGGTTTAACAAGAAAGTTTATCCCTGCACGATTAGAGGATAACCCTTATCTTTCTGAGGATGGAAGATACGAGAAGATGTTAGCTTCACTTCCTCCAATACAAAGAAAACAATTGCTAGATGGTAATTGGGATGTAGCGGAAGGTGCAGCATTTGTAGAATTCAGTCCAGAGATACATGTTATACCTCCTTTTAAAATTCCTATTCATTGGGCAAAGTTTAAGGGAGTTGACTATGGTTATGCAGCAGAGTCTTGTTGTGTATGGTCAACAATAGACCCAGATGATGACACCCTAATTATTTACAGAGAACTTTATAGAAAAGGTCTTACAGGTTCAGCACTTGCAGAAATGATTACTGCATATGAAAAGGATGACCACAAAAGTATTCAAGGAGTATTAGATACTGCAGCTTGGAACAAGACTGGTGTGGGAGGACCAACAGTAGGAGAGACATTGGTCCGAGCAGGACACAAGTTAAGACCAGCAGATAAAAATCGAATTCAAGGAAAGATACAGATACATGAGTATCTAAAACAAAACAAGACAACAGGCAGACCGAAGTTACAAATATTTTCTAACTGTGTAAATCTTATAAGAGAATTACAAAGTATTCCTGTTGACCCTAATAAGCCAGAGGATGTGGATACAAAAGCATCAGACCACGCATATGATGCACTTAGATATTTAATTATGTCAAGACCATCTAAACCTTCTGCTTATAGTCAGATGAGAGAGATAAAAAGATTTACTCCTTCTGACCCTACATTTGGTTATTAAAGATGAAAGAAAAAAGAACATATGATAGCTACAAAGAACATAGTAGTGACATGTCATATGAGAATGAAGTGAGGATAGAAAATAAAATGTTTTTAGCAAACACAAAAATGAAACAAAAAATAATAGAAGCTCTGATAGCTCATGCCGAAGGTAACATTAAAAAACATGTTGCTAATATAAATGTCTTCTTAGAAAATCCTGCAGGTGTTGGAGACCATGAAGATATACTAGGTACTGTAGTAAAAGAAACAAAAAAAATATCAGAGAATGAAGAAGTAATTAGTGTATTAAAAAAATACTTCTAATGCCAGTTTATACATTTAAAGATTTAAAAACTGGTGAAGAGTACGATAAGGTTATGTCATATGAGGACATGCTTAAGTATAAGAAGAAACCAAATGTTGAATATATTTTAAAAGCACCTAAGATATTTAGGTTGAATGATATGGGCGGACCAGAAGATAGCTTTCGAGAATGGTGCAGACAACCAGAGAAAGATATAGATACAAGTAAATCTAAAAATTTTAGAAACTCAAAGAAAGATTATTTATATAGCAATGCCCAAGACAAGTGACCCCTTAATTCTAGGAGATAAGACCTATTATAAATATTTAATTATATGGGAAGATATCTTAGGAGATAGTTCGATAGCGGAGTATAATGTATTTAATAATATGAAAGTAGCCACAATTCATACTGAAGCTTATATATTTAGAAAAGATAACAAGTATGTTTATAGCTTTGCTTCATATCAAAATGAAAATGGTGACATAGCTTTTGGAGATAGAAATGTTTATCCTCGGAGTGTAATTAAAAAAATGATAAGGATATAACTGGTTAACAAAAAAAAATAACTTGACAAAACAAACAAGTGGGTGTATAATAAAAGGTATAACTAAATATGGTAGATATTACTAATAAATCTGATTCTGAAAAGAAAGCACAGGAACAAAAAGAACAAGAAGCTAATAGACTAGCGGCTTTAATCAATACTAAGTTCCAAGCTTCTGAACGAGCAAGACAGTCTGATGAAGACAGATGGCTTGAGTCTTTTCATAATTATAGAGGAAAATATTATAAGAATGTTCGTTTTAGAGAACATGAGAAGTCAAGAGTATTTGTTAAGGTAACTAAAACAAAAGTTCTTGCAGCTTATGGTCAATTAGTAGATGTATTATTTTCTGCTAACAAATTTCCAATTTCAGTAGAAGCTACTAAAGTTCCTGAAGGTGTAGCAGAGTATGCTCATCTTAATCCAGTTACAGAAAATTTACAAAATGTAGGTCCTGAAATTGAAGGAGGACAAGACCAATCACAAGAACAAACACCAGAGCAAATGTCTCTTGTTGGTTTTGATGGTGATGGTAGAGAGTTACCTCCGGGTGCAACCTTTGGTGGTCTATCAGAAGATAAAAATTTTTTAGGTTCTCTTAAAGGAGAATTAGGAGACGAGTCAGTCCAAGAAGGTTCTGCTCCAATGCCAGAGATGGCACAGATTAAACCTGCTACTAAACTAGCAAGAAGAATGGAGAAGTTAATCCATGACCAAATAGATGAGTCTAGTGGTTCACAAGAATTAAGAAGTGCAATCTTTGAATCTGTTTTATTAGGAACAGGAATTATTAAAGGTCCTTTTACTTTTAATAAAACTTTACATAGATATATTAAGAACGAAGATGGTTCAAGAGGATATCAACCTGAAGCAGTTAAAGTTCCTAGATTAGAATTTGTTAGTGCTTGGGATTTTTATCCTGACCCTAACGCAAAGAATTTAGATGAGTGTGAATATGTAGTTCACAGACATAAGTTTAATAGAAAACAACTTATGGAATTACTTGACAAACCTTTCTTTGATAAGGACCAAGTATTACAAACTCTTCAAGATGGTCCTAACTATCACAATAGAACATATGAATCTTCTATAAGACAAGAAGATAGTTCTTATAAAAGTGAAACAGATAGATTTGAAGTATTAGAATTTTGGGGTTGTGTTGATAGAAAAGTTTTAGAAGATGCTCAGATACCTGTACCAGAAGGTATGGAAGATGAGAGTGTTCTTCAAATAAATGCATGGGCAACAGATAAGAGAATTATAAGAATGGTAGTTAATCCATTTAAACCTTATCGAATTCCTTACAATGCATTTCCTTATGAGAAGAATCCTTATAGTTTCTTTGGTATAGGTGTACCAGAAAATATGAGTGATGCTCAACAAATTATGAATGGTCATGCAAGAATGGCAATTGATAATTTGGCTTTATCAGGTTCACTTGTATTTGATGTTGATGAGTCAGCATTAGTTGCAGGTCAAAACATGGATGTATATCCGGGCAAGATATTTAGAAGACAAGCAGGTATGCCGGGTCAAGCTATTCATGGATTAAAATTTCCAAACACATCAACAGAAAATATGATGATGTTTGATAAGTTCAGACAGTTGGCAGATGAGTCAACAGGAATACCATCATACTCTCATGGACAAACAGGTGTTCAAAGTATGACAAGAACAGCTTCTGGTATGTCTATGTTACTTAGTGCAGCGAACTTAAATATAAAAACTGTCGTAAAAAATTTAGATGATTTCTTATTAAAACCTTTAGGCGAAGCATACTTCCAATGGAACATGCAGTTTTATCAAGGAGACTTGGCAGTAGAGGGCGACCTAGAGATTAAGGCAACAGGAACTTCTTCGCTTATGCAGAAAGAAGTAAGGTCTCAAAGGTTAACAATGTTCTTACAAAGTGTACAGAATCCTGCGATTGCTCCATTCGTTAAGATTCCAGAACTAGTAAAAGAACTAGCATATACATTAGACCTAGACCCAGAGTCAATTATTAATGACCCTAACGAAGCTGAGATATATGCGAAGATAATAGGATTACAGAATGCAAGACAACAACAAGGACC